CAGATTGATCCCCATTGAGATTAGGATGACTGACATATAGGGCCTCTGTGCCCTTGGGAAGGTGTATGGCGAGAATGTCGCTGCCCCTGGCGAAATATGTAGCTCTCTTGGGATCAAGTGTTGTGGAAGCAAATCCAGCGTTATGGAAGGTATCCCCTGATTTAAGAGAACGCAGGTTATCAGCATGTGGACCATGAACGCCTCTATAGGTCCATACTGAATTTGGTAATTTATGACCGCTAACAGCCTTTTCGAGAGATTCACCTAATGCTTTACCCATTGGGTTATTTTGGCCTCTAAAATGACCATTGATAGCCTTATAGCCGTCCTCATCGGTCCATCTCTGAATGCTGCGTTTTTCTGGCGTTCCAATATGAGAAAGGTCTCCTGTTAGATTCTTCTGGGCATGTTCATGTAGGTCTTTGTCATAATCAGTCTTAGAGCCAGACTTGATATCCTTTTTGAATTGATCAGGCGAAATTCCTTCTCCGATGCCTTCGTTGTGATTTTCTGTTATAATATGATTTAATGGTTTCATTTCTTTTTATCTAGCTCCTTGAGTGCAGTAGCAATTTCTGACGTTGATACGAATACGTTGACATTATTACTTCTTTCGTCACCAAGCTTCTTAGAAGTCTTCTTATTAACTATTCTTTCTAGCTGTTCGTGGGTTTTTAGTAATTTTTCAGAAGTATCAGATAAATCTTTAATAAGTTTAGAAAGTACCTCATAGTGGCCAGGAAGTTGTGAAGCGTGGGCAAGTTCGCCAAGTTGTGCAATAGCTTCAGAGCCAATAGAAATAATAGAAATAATATTAGAACGAGCCTGCTCAAAATCTCGGATAGCCGCATCGTTGTTAACATCTTTCTGCATGTCCTCAACAGATTGAATATAATTAGGCTGTAAAGCCGGTGTTAGATTCAGAGCAATTTCCATTGGTGTTTGTTTACTTTCCATTTATTACGTCCATATAGTGGGTATGATAGTTATTGTTTTTATCTTCTTGTGTGTGTGTATCAATATACTTTAAATTTGTTCCTCTGGCCAGAAGAAACTCTCTTTGAGTAGGGCACGCCGAACGTCTTCCTAGATAAGCTCCCTTTGAGCCTTTAGGTATATTTATTTCATATACATGGTGATGGGTAATGCCCTTTGAGTCTACTCTTTCATTCCACTTAAGCCCAGATGCCACCGTTTTACTTAGAGAAGTTGACATATAGGCAGGATGATGCACAATTCCCTTGGAATCTTTTAGGTCTCTAGGATCATGAATTGATTTTGACCAGACTTTAAGGTCTTCAGGCGTTTTATGGTTTGTTATTTTATCCAGACTACCAATCAGTTGCTTATAGTCACTATCCTTATATGTAATACCATCTACCGTATTGCCAAATTCTTTCTTATAGCCTAAATCTTTATGTTTATTCCAAAGATGGCTGTTGATATGAGTTGATTTATTGGTATAATGATGAGCAATATTCTCATCAGTCTGCGAGAAAGGATGCTCCTTCTCTAGTCTTTCACCTTGCTCATGAATTCTATCATATTCAGCATCTTCATTAAGGAATGCTCTGAAATTATTCATTTTGCAGTTCCATTTCGTGAATGTGGAGATATTTTTTCTTCATACCAAAACTATAGTGTTTATATGGAGTATGGGTTGTTGTTGTTTTGATATGTCTAAGGTTTTGGCCGCTAGGAAGTAAAAACTCATATTCTCCGGGATATTTGCTAATATGATCTACATAGGCTCCTGGCGATCCTTGAGGAACATGTATCTTATACACATGATGGTGTAAATTATAATCTTTATCATCAACCTGATTTATATCACGATTGAGAGCCACATGTCTATAGGTAGAAGTTGAAAGAAAAGCAGGATGATGAACGATTCCTTCTTTATTTTTCAATTTTTCAGGATCATGAATACTAGATGACCATACCGTCATATTTTCTGGAGATTTGTGGGAATGCAGAATTTTATTTATATTTTTTATCGTAGATTCTGCGTGCTTATCTATAGAATTAAATTCATTAGTTTTTTTATAGCTATCTGGCTGCTTATGCTTGCTCCAAAGATATGTGTTTATATAGTGAGAATGCTCAGTATAATTTGTAATGTTTGATTTTGCTGTCTTGTCAGTTAATAAACCAGAATAATGTTTAGTAAGCCTGCCAGCTAATTCAAAATTACTCTTAATTTCATCATTGGTTGCAATAGCTTCGGAGATATCAAAATGCTCTGCCTTCCCATGAATTGAGGCGTGTATACAGTTTAACTTTTTATCTGAGGCGATCTTCTTGAAGCTTTTCATTAGGAAACGTTACCAGTTAGGTTGGAGGAAGTTGTAATAAAGATTCCAGCGCTATTATCTGTGACTGCTGTATTTGTGTTAATGGTGTATGTATTAGCAAAGTCTGAAATATCTTCCAAGCCGAATTCTTTGAATAATGTAGGAGCATTATTACCTTCCCATACTCCAATAGCAACATTAGTGAAGTTGATCACTGGAGAAGTTTTAACAGGACCATAAAATAATGCCTGAAGAGTAAAGCCAAGATTCCAAATTAGCACTCTTCTATTCTTGAAATCCGAATCATTATTATCATCAATCTGAACGCCATTTAGAATAATCGGAACAGCAACAGAGGGAATATTAGGAAACATAGTCGCCTTGACTGTGAAATCAGGGGTAAAGAATGGAAGAATCTGTTCTATAATCTTGGCTGCATCCTCATTATTTTTCACATATATGTAGACGTTGAAGTGAATGTCATAGGGGACAGGGGAGTAGCTGAAATTGACAGAAGTATTTGATAGATTTGAAGCATATCTATCGATGGTATTAAATTTTCTGTTGGTGTCATAGACCATATCCTTAATTTCAAAGGAGATGGCAGGAAGAATAATAGCATCCTTACGGTTAATATCAGGATCGCCAACGACTCTGGCAAGCATCTTCTCTTTTTGAGCATAAATTACTGGTGTGTTTATAACTTGGGTTATGTTGCCGTTTGCATCATAACGATTAAAAACAATATTATTGAAGCATGATCCGAAGATCACAATATACTTTCTAATAGTGGAAAAATAAAATGGATCGTTTTGAAGCATTAATTATCCTCCGCATAGCCAAAAGCGTTCTCTTCTGACGCATCGATTATACTTATTTCTTCTGTGTTCAAAAAATCTGTATCAGCCACAGGATCAATATTTTTCATATCATATTTCTCTACTGTAAGCTTATCATTATTTTCAGTAGTGAGTATATTTCCTGATTCTGATGTATAGACATTATCGAGAACATTAAGAGAAGCAACTCGTTGAAGTTCATCAATCTCTGGGATGCCAGTATTGAATGTCTCATCAGAATATTCTAATAATTCTAGTGTGAGCCTAAACAAAGGCAGAACACCTAGAGGATAGAAGATTTCCTTATTGTTGGTGAATTTTATCTGAAAGACCTTCTTGTTCACTGTGAAATATATAAGATCACCTTCCAGGGGTCTTTCTTGGCCAGTGATAGGTTTAATGACACGATCAAAGGTTCTCTTCGCCATTGACAATGTTACCTGATCCCTTATCTCAAGGCCAAACTTTGTAAAAATATCCTTTTGCCCCTGAAATCCATCAACGTTTTCAATAAAAATTGGAACTTGAATTGGTGTAGTATAGGTTGATTGGTCGTCTGTTAAGTAAAGTTGATCAAAGTTAACAAGATTACGAGGGATATAGTAAACTTCCATGCCATATATACCAATGGCCTCAACTATTATATCTTGATATAGTTCCTGCTCTTGAACGTTTGTGAATTTTGAAAAAAATGGGTTAATGTAATTATCTAACATTGAGTATTCCTGGTTATTTCATATATTTATTCTTAGTCTTCCATTTTATAATTCTGCCTCTTTGCCATCCTTGAGGAATGATAACATATGTTTTTATTTTTTTAGATTCTGTGCCATTAGTAATCCATATATTATTTTCATTCATCTGTTTGAGGCGAAGCTTAGTTTCTTCATCAGCTTCTTTGCCTTTATTATGGGCTATTTGGCCTTTTTTGAATTGGGTTGGCTTTAGCTTTTCAAGAGTCTCTTCTGACAGTATTTTGTTTTTATGAGTTTCAGAAGCTCTTTGGCGAGTATGTTCTGAAACTGAATGTCCTTGGAGAGAAGTAGATCGCTTTTGTTTTGTTTCTTTAGATTGCTTTCTGCCAGTAAGAGCTATGGAGATTTTTTCAGAAACGGTTTTTGTTCTCTCTTCATTGCCAAACCAGTGATTTTTGGCATTTGTGGTGTTGAGATTATAATATCGTGTTTTTATTTCTTCTTTTTTTATCATACTTAAAAAATATTGTTCAATAGAGAATACTTCAATTTTTGTTTGAATATTTCTTTTTATGATTCGTCTTTTAAAGTCTTGTGGTCTTCTAGAGTAAGCTCTTAGCATCCAATGAGATGAACAGATATATCCATCATTCTCTGCCCCCCAATGAGAGCCGATATAGTAACGATTATGTTTTTTGTCATGCCAGATATATACGAATCCAGTCATAAAAAATACTCCTATAAAAATTAATCTACAGAAGTATTTATTAGCTGCCTTAATTTTGACACAATTAATTTATCATCATTCCCGCAGGAATTGAGAATGAACGAATCAATTCTGCTCTGAGAGTTGCAATATCAGCAACGGCTTCGTTATAAATCTCTTGACCATTTAAATTTGCTCCACCTGGAAGTGGTAGATTTATCTTTCTTAATACGCTTCCCCATCTCTTTTTAACCAAGGCTGTGGCATAATCTTGTAGCCATCTGTCAGACCACACAGTAACATATTCAGTAGGATCAATAATTCCATAACATTTTAAAACTAACCACTCATTTGGCGTTATAAGCGACCAATCCATATCAATATAACAAATACTATTATTACGAGAAAAACGGATAGGCTGCTGACCCACAAGCATTTGCTCCAGAAATTGAACGTGATTCATAACCATATAGAAAGGAATAAGAGAGACATTAGAAATATTATACAAATCGTTAATAACGAATTGATATCTCATATTGAACAGAGAATTTGTATTAAGAGCATCACCAATAGGAAACATACTTACCACACCAATAATATTTGCAGGCAGGGTAATATATTCATTATCAATATCAGTCTGAGTTAGTTGATATTTATAATATTGAACTTCTGATCCCTCTGAATGATATTGTGCATAAAGATATAGGCTTTGATCTATGCAGTCGTCAACTTGTTCCTCCGAGACGTTAATTTGAATAATTGGCGCTCCGAGTTCTCTTAAAATAAAAGAAGCGAATTCTGCTCTTGAAGTTGGAATTGACATTTATTATCCTCTGCTTTTCTTTTTAATATTTATTGTCAAAATAATAGTAGGCAACAAAAAAGGCCCCGAAGGGCCTTTCCTGCACTTTTATTTTTATTTATTGCCAGTTGAGGGAGGCAATCTTAACATTCCAATATCTATCATCAGAGAGGATAAAATCCTTAAAACGAATGACTTCATCCACAGTAGGAGCTACATAATGAGCCTTTCCTTTATCACTGGTCCAAACCACCATATATTCATCGGCCTTCAAGGTGGAAACATCACTTTTCTTCACAACCTTCTCACCATAATCAAGAAATATATGACGCTCATTAATAGCATTCTTAATGAGATTTTCATAAGGAGACGCATTAGCACTGCCGATAGTAAGCCAATTTTCAACAATATCCCTGGCTGCTTTCAGAGTAAATCCAGTTTCATAACGCAACTTCTTAATTTGATCAAGCTTAAAACCAGGAAAATCCTGAGCAGCATTTTCAACAATATCCTTGACACGCTCAACAAGAGCATCAAGCATTTGTAATTTCATTTCCATTTCACTTCTCCTTTTTTATCCATTGATTATAACGTTCTGGTGATCCCCAACAGTTATCTGAGACATTGCCATAAAACCATGATACATATTCATAAAGTAGATGGCAGTTTGTGTCGTCGGCTCTACCACAGGCTTCATAAAGATCGTTGCAAAGAATAGCAGAAAGAAAATCTCCGGGAGGGATATGATTTTCAATATATAAAATAATTCCTTCATGCATATAGCAAGGAATTTCTGAAAGTTCTAAAGAAAGTTGTAAATTGGTCATACTCACTTCTCCTTTTTTGCCCCAACGATTTCAACGATACGTAGATAATTTAGATGAGTGTTTTTAAGGTTGGGATAACCTAACCCACAAGCAAAAATAAAAGCTTTCTTGGCCTGAGAAGCCGTCATACCATATTCCTTATGAAGATCGGATGCAAATTTCTTTTTCAGCTTCTCTTTCAGGTTATCATATTTCAGACACGCCTCAAAATAATCATAAAGATTGAGATACATCCCGCGCGAAGGTCCAGGAAACTGCATCTCATAAACGCCTGTTGCAATATTTTTTGAAATATCCATATCAAGGCTCCCTCAAGTTATTAATATTAAAGGTCATGTATGATACCCCACTAAGAGGGGAAACGACAGCCACAATCGCAGCATCATCAAAAGTTTGGATAACGCATTCAAACCCTATATATTTAGCAACCTTAATAGCATCTTCCAGAGTGTGAAAGGTGGCTCCATAGGTGTATCTAAAATTCACTAAAAAGATGCTGTACATGGTAAAGTTCTTTCAATTCATTCTCACATTATATATGAACTAAAGAGAATGTCAAGCCTTATTTTGGAAAGAGAGGCGAAAAAATATTATCGGCGCGATCACAAAATATCTCCCGATCATTTAAATTGTTATAACCACCATTGATTCTTAGCGTTATGCCTTTAATGTCATCTTGATCAGCTAAAGCATTCAAATTGTGTGTTCGCCAATATTCACACGCGGTTCTAACAGCTAATTCTGGTGTTGCAGCTAAATCAGGATTACCAACCAAATCAACATTCAATATTTGAGACATTGTAGTATAATTGCTTCTTCCAGTAAGTTGAATCATTCCTCTTCCCTTAAAAAGAGGCCCATCCCCAGGTTCGGTGTTTCCTAAATCACGACGATTTTCGTATTCCCGCCCAGAGGAATATTCTACTAAGGTCATAAATCCTGCTGATTCACAAGCACACTGAGCAAAAAAATGATCTAATCTTAAAAGCGTATCAATCCCATACTGTGGAAGATATTGATTAAGAAATGGTACAAGGCCATTAACAATTATACGATTTGCCTGTGGAGCAATTTGAATTAACATTTGCTGTGTAATCTGTATCATTTTTATTCCTTTATATTTTCTAAAATTTTATTTTGATTAAGTAATTCGTCTACTAGACCCGAAGGGCTCCAATTGGGTTGATTTGGAAGAATAATACTAGCTTTCTTAAGAATTGCAGAAGCATATTCTGAGCAAACCATAGCATTACCAATTGGTTTTGTATCAAGGGCTGCTGTAAGTATATTTATATGACCATAATGCTGACCCATATTTTGAAAAGCAAATTCTTCGACTTCATCAGTCCAAACGACATTTGTATTTATCCAATCGCAGGGGAGTTGTCTGCTAAGTGCAACCATGTCGATTCCATCTTGCATTCTATCCTGAAGAACAAACACTCTTCCCCATTTTACCCATGCTATGCCGACATGATTATAAGTTCCTCCTGTCCATGATCTAATAAGACGATCAAAGAGGCTGTTGTTTCTCCAAGCAAACAAATCACCCGATTTTATTTGACTTCTAATGTCTTGATATTGCATAACTTCCTCTTTAATTGAATGCAAATGCCATAAACATGGGTGAAAAGTTATCATGTAAAAACTCAAAGCTTAGCCCATTTGAGTTTCCAAGATTATTTATTGCTATTATATTAATAAGACTATCTATATAATCTGGGGGGCTAACAGCAGTCATATAAGTTGCATTTACTACGCTAAATGAAGAAGCTGGAATAGTTCCAAAATTAACATTACTAATATTGACAAAGCTGTTGCCTGTAATACCAACAGTTGTTCCTCCCGTATCTACTCCTTGATTATTACTTAGATATAAAAGTAATGGAGCAGTAATTGGCTGATAGGTAATAATAACAATACCATTACCGCCAGTACCACCCTTACCACCAGCAGACATTATGAGTTCTCCTTATTTGTTTTAATCATCAATACCCACCACCATCACCACCATCACCACCATCACCACCATCAGGACCACCACCACCGCCATTATTACCACTACCGCCAGTATTACTACCATTAGGAGTACCACCAGAGCCTCCACCTCCACCACCACCACCAATTCCTAATGCTCCACCACCACCACTACCACCAATACCACGAGTACTACCAGTACCATTAGTACCAGGAGAACCAGGAGAACCAGATACAAAATTTTGCCCAACACTTAAACTTGAATTACTAGCAGCGTAAATTGTTGTATTAGAATATACCCATGATGGATTACCAGATTGGCTGGGGGTCGAACCACCAATTGCGCCTAAACCGACTATAATAACAACATTTGTACCAGGAGAAAGATTTAATATATTATTAGAAGATACTTCATTTCCTCCGGGTCCACCAGCACCACCATTGCCATAAATTGCGCCGAGAGACGACGAGCCATGGGAACCACTAGCAGCACCCTGACCACATTGTATTTGATGATTAAACGGATTCCAATCTGATGGAATTGTCCATGTAGTATTGGCAGTAAATGTTAATACTGTCATTTTTATATATTTCCGTCCACCACACAGAGAATTGAATTAGCCATGAATACGCTTGCAGAACCGTATTGTGTAATGATACCATAATTACCTGTTCTTGAACCAAGGATAATTCCAGCAGCATTGGCAATAATAGGAGTACCAGTTCCAATTTGAGTAATAATAAGTCTTGAATTAGCTGGCATCGTGCTTGGTACTGTGATATAAACGTTTGCAGCACCACTTACTAGAATAACAGAGCCAGAATCAGTATTTGCTAATGTAATATTGGCAGAAATATTTCTGGTTTGCATTACAGAAGACTGAACAAAGCCATTACCAATTGTAATAGGAAGAACTGTACCTACTGTAATTGTTGAAGTATTTACAACAACATTAGAACCAACACTCATGGTTGTTGTAAAAACAGGAGCAGAAGTGTTGGCATAGAATGCCTGTGCTTGACCAGCAAAGTTAGTAGCATTATTGGAAGTAATTGTAGCCACATTTCCAACTAGACCAGCCGTAGTTTGATATGAAGTAAGATTAGCTGTTAGTTGTGAAGTATTAACAAAATATTGAATGTTTGCTGTTAGTTGTGCATTAGACACAACATTAGCTGCTGATACCGAGCCGACAAAGGAAGTATTATTAGCAATAGCCGAATAAAATGTAGAATTTATAGAAGAATTTACAGTAGAATTACCAAAAGTCATGGTGCCGTTGGTGCTAAGATTTCCACCAAAAGTAGTGCCAACGCCGGTTCCATCAATTGTTACTGCACCAGTTGCAAGAAT